AAACATACGCGATGACTCTTCATCAATCTTCTCAGGGATGCGACGCACATGATCCCACACCTGCAACTCGCCTGCCTCCCAGTGCTCGCCAGACCACCACAACCAACCACGATTTGGGTGGACCATGACAAATGGGAAGTAGTAGTAAATGCGCTTCATGTTGGCGATGTCATCGGCCAAATTGACCTGGCCTTTGTAGAGCAGGAAAGATCGCTTGAGTTGCTCATACGCCTCAGCAACTGTGAATGGCTCCCTGTCAGGGAACATCACATTCACTGTTTCAACGTACCTTTCACCAGCCTGTTCATCCACCAATTCATCGTAGCGCCAACCACCCCGCAAAGCCTTTTGTCCAGCGTGAAAGATGCCCTGGTTGCGGGTGCCCGATGAGACAGCGTAGCGGAACCCAGCATCAAGAATGTCCTTGATGTCGATGGTCTTGATGCCTTCACGATCAACAAACACTGTGTCAAGCGATGGCTGAGATGAATCCAAAGGGTCAAGGCCAAACATTGCTGCAATGAAGACATGACCTGATTCATCTGTGCCTTCAACAGAAGACACAAGCCACTTCGGCGCACGACCACCTTGCTTCGCAGCAATGGCAGCATGGACAAAGTCACTGAAGTCCCAGCCTTGTTCACCTTTGTACCATTCCGACTGTCGCAAATCGACAGCCCTGATTCCGTGCCACTCTGGGTGGTGCGCGTCAATTGCCAACTTGTCGCACATTGTTTCAAGTGTCTTGCTCATCTTGAGCACGCCAACGTCACCAGCATTATCGGTGTCATACACGATGCCGATGCCTTTGAAGCGCATGAGCAAAGACCTTGCTGTCTCTTCACCTCCAAACTCGTCTAGCAACCAAGGAGTGCTAGCACCGGCACCCAGAATGCTACACGTGGCTGCGAGCCCGCCAATGCGGGCCATGATGACGTCCCATTCGCCTTCCAGGAACCACAACCAGCCGCCACCCTTTGCGCTGTCGGCGTGTTCGATCACCCATGGCAAATCAAACAGCCGCCCAACAGGTTCACCACTCACCGACAATTCAGCGGCTCGTGGCCCACCCGCAGTCATCCACCTGTATTTCTTTTGGGCTTCAGCTGTGTAGTTACGCCACAACTTGGCTTGGTAGATGTTGCCGTGAATGTTGGGCAATGGAATCACCCAACGTTGCTCCCCACCATGCCAGCCAACACCTCTCGACAAGGCATTGAGCATGCGCTCTGTGGTGGGGAATCCACGAGCCTTACACAAGCCATCAGCAGTCACCGGTGTCAACTCAGCCTGTCGCGCCTGATACCAGGCTTCATTGACTGTGACATTTCTCCAGTCGGTGTGAGCAGGCACTATCCACCATCCTCCTGTAGCACCAATTGTGCTAAGGCAACTTCAAGTCCCTCATGAATTGTTTCCATGGGAACATCCAGAAACATCGCGTATGTCTGAGCAAACATCATCGAGAAAGCACTGATGAGTTCAAATGCCTTTTGCCTGTCATCCATGTACGGCGTCAACAGCGCTGCATAGCCTTCTTGATCCTGTCGCGCCCACGCTGCTGACAAGGCCCAAGCATCACGACATTCTTGTGGTGTCTTTATGTCCACGACGTGTGCTCCTCACTTGGGTCTGCGTACTCCCAGATGTGACAGTAAACACACTGCCGGGCAACAGTTCCAGCACTCACCACTGTCATCCATTTGTGCGTCCCGCTGTCACAAACTCTCAGATGTTGGACCGGGGCTTGAACGTCCGATTCGACTCGACGGCCCAAGGGAACGCGCATTGTGATTCGACCCTTTCCCAACCCTGGAAGGTGCACATGTGGCCACCCAATTCAGCCGGGCCACTTGACCGTTCACAACTGATCTTGGGATCGCCACCTGTCCCAACTAGCCAAGGACTGTCCGCCACGAGCAACTTGCCCATCTCACGAACAACGTGCGTGATCTCCCAGGAGAACATCGAACATGCGCGATATGCGTACACGTTGAGAAACTCACGAAGCGTGTACTCACACATGATGTAATTCGTTGTGCCCTCAGGCAAGATGTACCTGGCGTCTTGGTACGACACATCGGCTTCACAAGCCAAACGGTACGCACGACGCGACCAGTACAACGCTTCCTGCCATGCGTCAGCAACGTCACCATCCGCCACCATGGCTCGTCTGACGCTCTCAGGTACCCGCACGTTGGTGCCAATGCCATCCTCAGTCACATATGACCCCGCACGTTGCGACTGCTGGTGAAAGCCTGCTCGCCGTGACCTCACAATTTGGTGCGTACATGTACGTGACGCCCCCGACACCTCAAACACGAGCACGAATGCTTCCATGGCCGTTTGTAGGCCACCCTTGAACATTTCCTGCCAACCCTCAGGGTCGTCGCCAATTGCCGCGTCCATCGCTGAATCGTCAGAGATATCAACGCCTTTCGTTGCTTGCTGACCCTTCCAGATGACACGTGCGACATCGCGCTCAGCAGGCAGGCCTTGAACCAACTTGACACCAATGCCATCGATGCCAACCTGGTTTATGCCTTGGGCAGTTGGCGACACGATGTCTGCGCCGCCGGGAGCAAAGTTGCGTGAGTGCTTGTTGAACGCGACATCACGCAACAATGGGTTGGTGTCAACCTGGTCAGACGCCCTTGACCAAATTGAAACATCTTGTCTGTCTGACACGCTTGCCTCCACTGGGATTGTGTGAACATGGATTGGCTGCTCAAAGACAGCAGCCTGTTTCTTGTTGCGCCGCCACATGGCCGCCACCTCAATCTGGATCAATGAGCCACATGCGGTTGATCTCAACCTTGCGGCCAAACGATCTTGTCTTGTAGCCGTCGACAACAACGACGTCATGGTCCAGTCTGATCTTCATCAATGTGTCTTTGAATTGATCAAACTTGTACCGTGACACACGCAAGTTGATCTCATCGGTGTCGTCATAGGCATACATGATCATGCTGAGTTTCTTCTCTGGGTGCCTAATGCTTGCGGGGTCAAGGTCGCTGCCTTCACGTGTCCTGTACTCCTCAAACATGTCTCGCAAGTTGCGCTCTTTCACTCGCCCAATCCACGTGACAGGCAGCCGTTCCTCATTGCCCCACATGGCGTTTCCATGCTCGTCATAGAATTGCACACCCATGTCAAACGGCAAATCTTCACTCTTGTGGCTGGGTGCGGGAAGCATGGCCCCGCCACCGTCGATCAATTGGCCAGCACGCAACATCATCCTGATTTCCTCAAGGCTGATGTGCAACGATGTCACGCCAAATGGGTCATCCTTTGTCGCCCACTCGCGCAACACCTCCAACTTCTTGGGGCCGATGCCCTTGATTGTGCCAATGGCCGTCCAGTCCCATGTCTGGCCCATGTCCCTAGCCATCTTGCGCTCAACAGCAATCTCGGCACCCATCTTGACACCGATGCCTGGAATTTGAGCAAAGCCAGGAAGGATGATGCCACGCTCCTGATCCACCGTCCAAGTGATGCTCGACTTGTTGATGTCAATTGCGCCCACGGTCAGTCGATCACCACCCACCCGCAAACCCGCAAATTTGGGATCAAGCATGTCCCGCATGAGGTTTGCCCACTTGGCCTTGTCCGTCTTGCGCAACGATGCCGCATAGAACACTGCTGGATGGTACACCTTGAAGTACATCGCCCAATACCCAAGCATCGAGTATGAGACGCTGTGCGCCAAGTTGAATGCGTACTGACCAGCAGTCACGATGCGCTTGAAGATCAAGTCAGCCAAATGCTCATCAAGGCCATTGGCCAACGCACCCTCGATGAACAACGCACGCTTGCTGTTCATCGCTGCCTCGCCATATTTGAGTGAGATCATCTTGCGCATCTCACCAGCATGCTGCCAACCAAAGTTGCCAATCTCACGACAAATGGCCAGCATCTGCTCCTGGTAGATGATCTGGAACTTTGTGTAGCCGCATATGCGTTCGATGTCCTCGTTGAACGTCCATGCGTTGCGCACATCAGATCTGTTCCATTTGCCCCACTTGGAGTTGATGTAGTCCAACGTTGTGCCCGAGTGGTATGGGCCTGGCCGACTCAACGCATTGATATCGACCAATTCCTGGAAGTTGTCTGGCTTCAATTCAGCAACGACACTGCGGGTGGTCCGGCCCTCAAACTGGAAAATGCCCTTGACGTCGCACCGACGAAACGCATCGATGATTCGCTCATCATCCATGGGCAGGCCATACAACTCATCAAGCGTCATGCCTGTCATTTCAAGACAAATCCTGATGAGCCCCAACGTGGTGAGACCAAGGATGTCCACCTTCATCATGCCCAGGTAAGCAGCATCATATTTGTCCACAGACAGCACAGACAATTTGCGAGGCTTACCACCTGGTATCTTGCTCTTGATCTCACGGGTGTACAACGCAGCAACATCAGTCAACGGCTGGTCGCTGATGACCAACCCCGCAGCGTGAACACCCATGCTCTTCAACATGCCTTCAAGGTCCAACGCCTGTGACAACGATGGATTGCGCTCATAGATTGCCCTGGCCATTGGGAATTGTTCGATGGTGTCCTCAAGCGTGTTGCTCACACGAGAGTCACCAGATGACCGCTCAATGACAAACTCCTTGAGCCGCGTCACTTCAGCCAATGGAACCTTGGTCACCCTGGCCACATCATCAAGCGCGATGCGACCCTTGTACTTGGTGAAAGTCCCAATGTTACCAACATGATCACTGCCGTACTTACGCGAGAGATACAGCCTGATCTCATCACGCCGCTCATCATCAAAGTCCAGGTCGATGTCAGGGATGTCTGTCCTGTTCGGGTCCATGAACCTCTCAAAGTACATTTGACTGTAGAACAATGGGTCAATCTCAGTGATGCGAAGCAAGTAGCACATCAACGATGCAGCAGCCGAACCACGTGCCGGGCCAACAACTATCTGCTGACCCTTGGCCCATCGCACAACGTCGCTCATCACCAAGAAGTAATCCACAAAGCCTTGCTTGATGGCCAGGCCAACCTCACGATTCAACCTGGCCGTGTAGTCAGCAGCCGTCATGCCTGGCGCCAAATTGTGGTTCATGTCACGGTAGCGCCACCCATCACGCAACCATTCCCACAACAGGTCCTCAGGCTTCACCACACCAGGTGGCAATGGGTACACCATTTGATGCATCTTGGGCAACGTCACTTCACATCGCTGCGCAATCTCCAGCGTGTTGTCCAAGCATTGGCTCACGAGCCGTCGGTCATCGACACCCGCAGCCGCCAATCTGCGCCCAACACTTTGTCTGTCAAACAAAGTCATTGGTACCTGGTAGTTCCAGGATTCCTCTTGCTGGTCAACAGTTTTCTTGCCTGCCGCGCCACCACGACTGATGGCATGGACAAGGCTGTGCATCCCTTTGTCATCTGGCGTTGGATAGTGAGCATCCAACGTGACGACCATCGGAATGCCAGTCTCCTCATGCACCTTGACAAGAAGTTGGTTGAGCCGCTTGGTCCTGGGCAATTCTGGGAATGCTTGGACCTCAAGATAATAGCGGTCACCAAATCTGCGCTCCATCGCTTTGGCCACACCAAGGGCAGCAGATAATCCCCCAGCATCGGCACTCTCAATGCCCTTGCCGCCCAACGCTCGGCACGCGATGGCACTACCAAGACATCCACTGAGGACAATGAGATCACCTCCAAACTCGCTCATCATGCCGGATGTTGTCGTGGGGAAGTAGTAGAAATTGCGCCACGATGCTGACACAAGTGACAGCAAATCCTTGTAGCCTTGCTGGTTCATCGCCAACGCAATGAGGTGGAATTTGTGCATGTTCGGCTCATCGCGTGTGTACAACTCACACCCATAGATCGGCTGGATGTTGTTGGCGCTACAGGCTTGCTCGTGCTTCACATGACTACTCACATTGCCATGTTCGGTGAGCGCCAATGCGGGGTGGCCCAACTCCGCTGCCCGTGTCGCAAAGTTCATGGGCTGCCCGTGTCCGTCGCCATATGAGTATGTCGTGTGAGTGTGGAGTGACACAAAGTCAGTCCTGGACATCCCCATGCTCCTCACCTGTCATCATCTCAATGACGTGTATCTGCATTTCAGTCGCCTGGAGCAGTAGTGAGAAGCAAACCGTGAAGACAATCTCCTTGGCCTCATCATCAAGGCTCTGCCAGAGCACATGGAACTCATCGTGCCTGTGCTCTGCCCAGAGAATCCTCATGGTACGCAACAAGGCAATTGCCTCGCCACGCTTGACGTTGTACAGTGCGTACGGATCGTCACCACCCCGCATCGGCATGGGCTACACCTCCGTTACTTCAACCGACTCAACGTTGAATGTGCCGACGACATCGACCTGCTCTGGCTCATCGCTGTCGTCGTCGTTGTCATCGTACTCGGGGTTGTCCACCTCAACGGTGACGTCAGTGGTGTCAAGCACCTCCATCAAGACACGCTGGACATCCTCCGTTGTGACATCGTTGGTCGGGTCATCCATCTTCAACTTGCCCTTGACCATGATGTTGTACTCTTGTCCCATCAGTAATCCTCTCCCTTTGGTGTGGGCTCATGGAGCCTGCGCTCCATGAAGTCTCTGATGTACTCGCGCATTTCAGAGTATGAGACGCCATCCATTTGCATGGGGCGTTCATCGATCATCCAACGCACCTTGTCCAGCACGAAGAATGGCCTGTTCTCCTTGAATGACTTGTCCATCCACTTCATCAACTTGTAGGTCGATGCGAGCAAGGCAACAACTTGCTCATCGGTCGGCATGTCACTTGCCCTGTGCTCAGCCATTATTTATCACCTCCCTTCTTCTGCCTCATTGCCATAACAATTGCGATGATGGCCAGGATCAATGCCAAGATCGCAAATGCGAATGAGAGGTTGGCTCTCATGCCCGGACCCGAATTGCCAGGCGGGCCAACAACTCTTCACGCTTGGCCTCACACCACCAACCAACGGGCTCGATGACGTCTTGGTTGTGGGCACGATGCCCAGCCATGCCGTACCAGCCATTGTCGGTCAAGATCCACAGTTCATCGTGAGGCCCAAACTCGCTGTGGGTGACACCCATGTCCATTGTGATTTGGATCACCTGGTGTCACCAGAGCCAGGCAGTGTCCCACGCTTCTGGCGGTCCTTCAGTTTGAACAGGTTGTCCAGCGCGATGACATTGAGGTTCAATCCCAACTCATCACTGAGCCTGGCAGCGTACCAAAGTACATCGCCAATCTCGCCAGCCATGCGCTCCATGCGGTCCGGCGTGATGATGTAGTTGTCATCGCGCATCACCTTCTTGTAGGTATTGGCGAGTTCACCAGCCTCACCGATGAGGCCGAGAACTGTGTAGGAGACAGCATCCATGTCTGCCTTCATTGCGCCAGGGTAGATGGCTGTCTCACGTGTCTGCTCTTGGTACTCAAAGAATGTGGTCACGATGGTGGCCTTCCTGGTTGCATTATCTCAACTCCAATCAAGATAATGAGGACTGCGAACAACATGGCGAGCGCCAACATGATGAACATGAAGTAGGTGTTACTCATCGACCACCAAGGTGGCGATGATCGTTGGCGTTTCTGCTTGCGCTTCAACAGCATTCGCTTCCTCATCCAGTAGGTCAATTGTGAGGAAGCAGTGGCCGATGAGGTCCATGAGAATCTCACGCGGCTGCTCACCGGTCAACGGAATGCCCTCCCAGAGAGCACGCCGCAACTTCACAACCTTGCGGTTGATGTCCACGAATTGAGCGGCAACGCCCAACTCTTGATGGGCACCCTGGTAGTCACCCTGCTTCTCTGAGAAGTAATCCTCCCACTCAGGCAACAGGAAGTTGACGATGTACTCGCCACTCGTCACATCACCTCTGTCCATCCACAGCCTCCATGATCAGTTGAAAGGCATGGACCAAGTCAAATGCTCGTGGCCCTGTCCATGGCGAATCAACATTGTGGGGTTGGTCTGCGAGCACTGCCGTGAGATGACAACGCATTGCCTGCTCGCACATCTCAGGCAGATCATCAAGAACACACGCAACACGTTGGCGGTCAACAAGTTTCACAAGATCGTAATACTTGCGCTCGCCATAAAGCAAATTGTCAAACTGGATGTGATTGCGACGCAACCAGTGTCGTGTATCAGGGTCAATCCCATCCAACCTCAGATATGGCCGAGTGGTACAGATCCACACCTCAACGCCATTCTTGCGCAAGCCACGCGTCAACTCATCGGCACCTGGGAAGCAAGGCATCGAACGCTTCATGCCACCCTGTCGGTATGCCAACTTGATCTGCCTGTACGTGCTCTTGCTCACACCCAACGCTTTGTGGAATTGAAACTTGGTCTTGGGGATTGTCCACCCTGCGTGGGGGTTGTACTTGATCTCATGCCCCGTCCACATTTCAGCGAACCTGTGCGTCCACTCATAGTGATCCCCAAGCGTGCCGTCAATGTCAATGGCGACAACAGGTTTCACGACAGGACTTCCAAGGCCACATTGAACGCTTCGTGAGACAGCACACCTTTCTTCCATGCGCCATAGCGCCCAACCCTGATGACCTCAGACCAGCAATCACAGTTGGTACCTATGGGCTTTCGCACTCGCCAGAGATTCTCCGCCACTTGCCTGTGCTCTGGAATGAGCGATGGCGATGACCACTCGGTGTTATTGTGGCCATAAATGTGACTTGTGCGGTACCAACCTGTTAGCAATGTTCGTCCTGGGTCTGCCTTCAGCCCATTACAAAGCACCACATGCGGGGTGAGGCCCCACAGCCCTGGATCTTCGGCTGGTGTCGGCCCACTCCACATTCCATCAATCCACACGGGCACATAGTCAAACTTGTGCGGACTCTCAGTGTGATTGCCGAATCGACACAGTGCCGTCGATGGGATGCTGCTGAACGTGAAGTCATGGCTCTCAACAATTGTCGCGATTGACGCCTGTGTCACGACAAAGTTGACGATGTGCCCTTCCCAGTGCATCCAGAGCCGATTGTACATAGCCCTGATATCCCAGCATTTGTGCTCACCAAGAAATTGCTCAGGTGAGACAACGATGTCCGGGTCACCCGCACCATACACCTTGGCACGGTACTCATCGATAGAGCCGATGAGGCTGTACTTGAGGATCATCGGCTGGGGTGCCTTGAGCCCTGGAATGTCGGTGTGCATATACTGCGCACCTTCCATGGGGCTCCTGACTTTCCTGCTGAAGATCGTGACACCGTGGCCACTGAGTTGGGCCGCATGAGCGACCAACAACCCCGCAGGTCCACAGCCCAATACCGCAACGCTCGACATAGGCCCACCTCACGAATGGTCGTGACTGATGTACACCCTTTGCTTGTGGAACCGATCATGCAGCGCAACAAGAATCTCGCGCATCGTGTCGTTGAGGTTCTCAGGGACGCCTGTCTTCAAATCAGGCATCAAATTGTGGAAGACATTTGCGTGCTGCACAAATGCCTCCTGGGGCATCGTCTTGACAGACTTGTAGATGGGCTTGCCATCAATGATGTAGTCAAAGCCGCCACCAGGCTGAGGCTGTGGCCCATATCGCCAGTGACCTGGCTCACGTGCTGGCCACCACTCAGTCAGATCATTGGGCACGCCCACAAAGAACTGTTGGTACCACTGAGGATTCATCCTCAGCAACGCTGACTTGTTCGTCTCGTGGAAATGCTTGTGGCCCCACCACCATGGCTTCTCTGGTTGGGTGTGTCCCTTGAAGTAACCAAGTTTGTTGAGCCGCTTTGTCCAGTGGTCTGGGTAGCCGAGATCAGCCCACTGTTTGTAGAACAGGAAAGACTGCTGAGCCAGAAAGTCCTCGTGCCCCATCCACATGGTGACACCAGGATGCCACTGCCAGCCCTTTGTCTTGCCTAGTATGGTCTCCAGGATCGTGACCGTGTGATTGCATTGGATGTCAAGGACCCTGTCGTCAAGAATGGCAGCATTGAGTTTCCAATCTGCGTATGGCAGGTGAACTTTCATCATTTGATTCCCGTTGGTTTGGTGGCTGGGTGGCTTGCTAGGCCACCCAGCCAATTGTTGCTAGAACGGTGGCTCATCTGTTTGCTCTGGGATGCCGCCACTTGGCGTGGCCCATGGATCGCCCATGTCCTCACCACTGAACTCATCGCCTGCGCTCATGTCGACGCCTTGGGCATCCTCAAATGCCGTGGCCTCTTCACCGTCGTCCTCAAACGACTCAACTTCCTCTTCACCCTCTGCCCTTGGAAGTGGTGCTAGGGCTGAGATTTCCGCACGTGCCTGTCCCTTCCACGAGCCCACATCGCTGTGGATGAGCAGAAATGTCTTGCCTGGCTGCGCTCGGCCAATTCGCTTGACATCACCCTTGTCATCGTAGTCGATGCCGGCCTTGGCGCCCGCATTCAGCGCATTGAACAATTCCTTCATCTTCCACATCGTTGATGCCTCGTACGTGATGTTGTGGAAGAGTGGGCAGCCGTTGAATTGCTTCTTCTGCGCGTTGTCCGTCTCAAGGACAAAGAGCAGTTTGATCATCGGCTTGTCCGTGCTGCTCTTGGTCCACCATCCACGCTTCCAGACTGCCTTGTACAGACCCTTAGGCGGGATGGGCCCATCATAGGGCTGGAAATTGCCCTCTGGTACGCCACTGGTGTCGATGATTACTTTGGGCATCAAGCCTCCTCATAGGGTTTGCCAACCTTCTTGGCAAAGCGCCAAACAGCACTGTCGTTCCTGAAGTATGTCGTGTCCTCAAACACCTCCTTGCCCAGCGTTGTCTTGACAACCAAACAACCCTTTGTTGGGTAGCGTGACACGATAGTCACGCCACCTTTGGCCTGTGAGAAGTAGTGAATGTACACCGGATATGCCGATTGAAAGACAGACACAGCGGTGACAGCACTTTGCTCAGTACTCATCACTGACTATCTCGGCGTCCACAATCTCGCCAACCTGAGCCGATGGAATGGCCAGGACAGGCGTGACAGTGTGGGCGATCCGCATTGCGTCCTTGGGCTTGTCTTTGTTGATCAATTCCTCGATGCGGGGAATGGTCGGGTCATCCAGGAACCGACCAAGCACACCGTACCTGTCCTTGGCCTTGTATGGGCCATTGCTCTGGAAGTACACGCGCCGCACCATCTTGGTCTTCTCAGCCCCATCGACTGTGACCTTGATGTTGCGCTTGACACCATGTCCTACAACATGCATGTAGCCCATGGCCTGCTGAGCGATCCCACCCTGCTTGCCATCGAGTGCCGGCAGGAAGTATGGGTTGCCCTCCTCATCATCCAGCCGCAACGGCAAAGCCGTGTACAGACAGTTGATGGGCAATTCGTTAAAGCGCCTCAACATGTTCAGCGTCTGCTGCTGGACCTTGAGGTGATCTTGAATCTGAGGCACGTCAGGGTCACGCGTGCCCTTGCTGGAGTCAACTGCCCTCCGCAAAGAGTCGTCCATGGAAAGTTTCTGCATCTCAGTGACGCTGTCCAGCAGCACCCACTGAAACTTCTCCATCCCATCACCCTGGGTGAGATAGGCATATGCCTCAACAAGATCAGACCACTGCTTGATGGGCCACATGTTGGCTGTCGAGCCTGCCCGAGCAGCAGAAATGGTCCCAGTCTCTGTCGCTAGGAACAGAGCCCTGGGACCATCTGTCTTGCGCTGATCTGCGGTGCCGGCCATTACCGTCTTGCCCCATCCACTCTCAGCGACGATCATCATGTTGATGGATTCGTCATACGCCTCAAGTGAAATAATGGCTTCTGGTAGGCCGGTGGTGCTAGGCGACGCTGTTGTCACGCCGTGCCTCCTCAATCAGTCGAGTTGGGTCGTTGGCTGCCATCTCAACAAGACGGCCCTCAACCTCATTCAACCGAATGTTGATGAACTCAAAGTCGTCCCAACTGACGCGGCCAAAGCCGTAGTCACGAGCAAGCCTGCTCTTTAGGCTCGCCAGGTCATTCAGACCGCGAGTGGTTGCGCTGTGTCGTGCCACTTCAAATCACCTCCGATCCGGCTGATTTGATTGCGAGCCGATGGTCACTGTAGGGATCACGCCGATCAAACATGGCGTCCCTGAACTCCATCCAGTCTGCGTCAGATTCATGCAATTGACACATCTGGAAGAATGGACAGAATGTGCAGTCCTGAGTTGGAGTCTTGGTAATGGACAGCCTGTGCTCTCTGTACATCACCATCAACTCGGCCTCATTGATGATGGCCTGCTTTGTCCGTTGCCTTTGTTCCACAGACCGCCACACAGGATGCCTCATGTAGCGCGCCACATCTTGTTGCTTGCTGATTGACCCATCTTTGTTGAGTGCTCGGCCTTGTGCATCCTTTGGCCGATCATCGGGCATCTTTTTGCGAAGATAGTTGTACATGATGCCAGACAAATGCTCGTGCTCACTGATCAAACCCTTGTGCCGCAACGTGATCTCGGCTGCCATGAAATAGCCAGAGGCTTGATCGTCCAACTCCAAGAAGCCAATGTTTGGAAAGCCACTGGCTGTCTTGTGTTCCATCAACCACAGCGAGCCATCCACGAGGTCACGATACACCCCGTCAAATGTGCCGCTGAAGATGATGTAGCCACCAGGCACATGGGCTGCCTGGATGCGAACCTGAAACGGCTGCTCTGTCGCGATGACGTCCCAGTTGTCATCTTTGCCATACGTATCAACATAGTCCATGAGCATGGCAAAGCCAAGGTCACGCGCACTGATCCACTTTGTCTCATCGATCAGCACACCTTGGGTCTTGATGTATCGCTCCTCATCAACAACCCATCGCGCCCATGTTTCTGCGGGTGTTGGGCCCCGTTCGCCACCCCGCAAATACCACTTTGCGAGCGCAAGGTGAACGCCACTTCCGAACCATAAAGCATCTGCTGGCCGTTTGGGCTTCCAGCCTTCACGCCAGCCCCACCACCAACGCTGGGGACAGCGCTTCAGTGCCGCTCGCTCGCTCGTGCGGATCACGATGAGGTCGCTCATGATTGACTCATGAAGTCACCAGCACGAGTGGAACCCTTGGTTACCAAGATGAACCATGAGCATTCATCAGGCGGCAGTGAGCAGACCCAAGCATCGTACACCGGGTCAGCCGGCAACTCAACGAATTGGAGCCGTACCTTGGACGTGAACTTGATCCTGTTGCCATCCTTGTCTGTCTCCTCATGCATCGGACACCACGCATTGAGGAGCAGGATGCTATCAGCGGCCACGTTTCAAACTTTCCATGTGGAGTTGGTGGTTGCGCAGCAGCAGGCGATCAATCAACTTCACCTGTTCGTCCAAGCGCCTTGTCTGCTGCTCAAGCAAGTAAGACAAAGCGCTGAATTGGCTGTCTTGCGCTAGGAACATCTTGTCTGAATGAGCCTTGAGGCTCGCAATGGCCTCAAGCACTTCATCGTTGCTCGCCAACGGTTTCCTTCCTGTCCACTAGGGCTATTCTACCGGGTTTCCCCTGTTGGATCAAGGTATTTCGGCGTCTATTTATTCTGTTATTTGCCAGCCTCTCCCATCTGTTCTCCGATCGTGGACATTGCATCCACGACATTGCGAATGAGCGTGGGTGTGTCCTTGCCCATTCTGAAGCCATTGGCGATGAACTCGTCAAATGCCTCTTCAGTGATTGGCAAACAGGCAACCACATGAGTGCTGCCAGGCTCGCCATTTGGCTCCACCGTGGAGTAAGCCTTGACCTGGACGATGTTGTTGTGGACCATGTTCCGCATCATGTTTGCCGTGTACTCAAACTCGGCTTTGTCCATCGGATCGGTCATGTCGTAATAGCCTCGCTCAATTTCAACGAGACTTTCCACGGTGGGGATGTAGCCTGCAATAGCCAGGCCGAAGTATTCAGTGTAGTACCAATGCTCTTGCCCATCCAGCAAAGTGCGCTGGAGAGGCACAACACCTGCATCAGCACGCTCACGCTGTTCAGCCATGTAGGCAAACGCTTCCTCCATGCTGTTGAAGCCACGCACCCCGTTGTCATCACTCATCTGCGTATTCCTTCAGGTAGTGAAGCACCATTTCCTTGACTGATGGTGTGGACCTGGGATCGTTGTAGACCTGAAGCAAGTAGGTCCTGATGATGTGCTTGTTGAACTTGCTTCTCTCCTCACCCATGACCCAGCAACCAGTGACACAGAAGTAATTGCCGTTGTACTCAATCGCATGCCCTCTTGGGCATTCAACACCCTCCACGATGGCCATTACGCACCAGCCATCTTGATTGGCTGTCCATTGAATGAGACAATGCGAACATCGCCACTCATGAACAGGAAGTGCAACGTGCATGCTGTGCAGGTAACAACTTCACCGTTGAAGCCTTCAGTGCACTCCTTGCCGCAGGCCTCACAGACGGCCCAGTCCTCAGGGACACCGTCGATGAAGAATTGCATTTGTTCAATTGGGAATGGCTCACCATTATCAGGAACAATCTGATACTCAATGGTGAACGTCTCTGCGGGTATGGCCATCACGCACCCGCATCGGTCAGTGCGTCGATGGACGCCTGGAGCGTGTTGGCAGCATCCTCAAGATTGGACACTGCCTCATCGAGCGCATTCACAGCCTCTTCAGCCATGCTCGCACGCTCGCTGCCTGACAATGACTCAGGCATGTTGTCCACGTAGGACTGCTCTTCTTCAAGCAGGACCTGGAGTTCAGGCACCAGGTTGATGATGCTGATTGCCTCTAACTTGGCCTGAACCTCAGCAATCTTCTTGCGTCGTTCGTTGTTCACTTTCTTCACCCTCCCATTTGGACTCATCAGGCTGGCCAGGTAGCCAGCGACCTGCTGAGAGTTGTTGGCCCTCAACAGGTTTCGTCCTCAGTCGTATGGCTGACTGTCGTACTTGACCCATGCCTCATACTCGGCACGACGGCGAGCACGACGCCTGCGCCACCACTTGATCATGTTGCCTCCCATGACCTAGTAGGTGAAGGTGCCGCTCTCAATGCCTGACTTCAATTGCTCAAAGTCACGGTCAGACAGGTCGTGCGTCTCATCAGCAAATGCCTGAAGAGTCTGTGTTGGGTCGATCTTGCCGAAGAACTTCAGCAGAACAGAGGTGCCAGAACGTCCAGCCATTTCTTCTCCTCAGCAGACGCAGTGATCGGTCAATTCCATGAACGATGCCTGGCGCTGGCCAGCCACCCAAACTTCCATCCAGCCAGAGCCATCCTCAGCAGGCTGGAGCCCAACCTTGATCCCAGACCCACTGTAGCGTCTGATGATGTTGTTGAGGATACAGAAGTTACACCTTGTCAACTCGCTCACGCTGCTTGTCCTCCCAGTAGCCGCTTGGCCAATTCCACTCCACGACGTCCATCAAGCAATTGCTTCTGGACTTGATCCTTCGCAATGTTGACGCCATCAATCTCTTCATCAACAGTGTCGGTCGTGAGCAACCTGTAGATCATCACCTGGTGAATGCGGGAGACGCGGTGAATCCGATCTTCCAGTTGTTCCTGGTCGTCCGGCACCCACGTCTCGTCAATGATGATCAATTCATCGCAGTGCTCATCCAGAGTGATGCTCACGCCACCAGCCATGGTGTTCATAAGCAGCACTCGTGGTCCACCGACTGACTGGAAGTCTTGGGTGACCTCCAGCCGCCTGCTCTCCTTCACGGCACCCGTAATCTTCATGGTAGGCACCTTGATCTCGGCCAGGAACTTCTCAAGTGAGTCCACAATCTCTGTGAACTGAGAGGCAATGACGATCTTGCCGTCACCCTCTCTGGCATCACCAGCAATGCCACGCTCGATGAGCATCTGCTCAATCATGGCCGCCTTGCCAGACATCTTGGCGTTCATGAGCGGCTTGGGCTTACCAGCAGGCCCAGGCTCCCATGCACACGATGCCATCTGCTTCAGGCGAGTCATGATTGCCAGCACACCCGCAGCGGTGATTCGCTCATCGCCCAATTCGGTGTATGACTTCTCTTCCATCTGCTTGTACTGCCGTGCTTGTTCCTTTGTCATGTCGCACATCACATCAATGTGCTGCTTCGGTGGCAATTCCTTGACCACCTCAGACTTGGTGCGCCGCAACATGATTCCGTCCAGGCTGTGGTACAAGTCAGCCTCAACGCCTGGCTTCAAACCACCCACGATCTTGCCGTACTTGCCTTCCTCAACGACAAGGTACTGGCCAGCCCAACGCCAGAATGACGTGTACTGCTTTGGCCTGAGCCAGTGGAGCGTGCCCCACAAATTCCGAGGCTTGCCCCGCATGGGCGTTCCACTCAGTGCGATCTTGAAGTCACCCTTGAGAGCCAACATCGCCTCACCAGTCAAGGTGAGATTCTGCGCACTCCGAATGCCACTGAGATACTTGTGGCTTTCGTCAAGGATGATTGCGTTCCAGGTGATGCCAGCGATGACTGGGAACTTCTCCGCAGCCGTCCTGACCATCTCAGCGTTGATCACCAGGATGTGTGGCTCGTCTGGCGTCGCAAGGTACGCAGAAAGCCACCGCTCCAACAACTCTCGCCTGGCCGCTGCGCTGTCACGAGTTGGTGGGACACCAATCGTGATGTGAGCATCGGGTGTGAACCTTGTCAGTTCACGCAGCCATGTTGGCCGCAGGCTTGTCATTGGAGCCGCAATCAAGATCGGTCCACCCCACCGACCAGCCTCCATGAGACCACTGATGGCCTCAAGAGTCTTGCCCAGCCCTGGCTCATCAGCGATGAGCACATTGCCATTCGCTTTGTTGATGAATTGAGCGCCCACTTGCTCATAGGTGCGGTTGTCCATCAACTTGGCCATTGCGGGAGCAAGGGTCGGCGTGACCGTCAGTGTCGCGGCTGAAGCCTTGGCGAGTTCACGCAACTCAGCATCTGCCTGCTTCTGTGCTGTCGCCCACGCAGTGATCTCTGGCGACAGAACAAGCCGATTGCCAAACTCACGACGCAACGCTCGACATGAGTCCATCGTCAGTGGCGCTCGCCACATTCTGGTGGTCTTCTGCCAAGAGAAACCAGCCGCCTTGAATTTGTCTGGATCAGCCTCTTGATAAGCAGACATGGTGATGACTTTGTTCTCACCAAGGTCTACATCCACGACAACTTTGTTGTCGCGATTCATCATGCCCTCCAATGGGTTTCTGATGGTCTCATCAGGCTGGGCCCGACCCAGCGACGCGCCTGGCTGGCGCGTTTCGACCTGTTACTTGGGCAAACGTGGATCCTTGATCTCACTCGTCACATTGCCCTTGTTCAAGTCAATGACACGAACACTGTCATCGCCATTCTCAGTGCGAATGGTGAAGATCATGTCATACTCAAACACGCCAATGTGATTCGTGAAGTAGGCCATGTTCATCAGCCACTCGTCTGAATCTCGCAGCCTGTAGATGATCATGTACTTGGGCATCACGCCACCTCATCTGGCTCGCTGCGAGTGACAGCGATCATGTGATCATCGCCGTCATTCTCAGCATATGTGCGACTGCCGCTGACCCTGCCGACCCATCCACAAAGACAGGCGCTTGTCCACCCATCCTTGCCTCGGAACAGGCTCAACTTGTGCTTCTGCGTTTCAGGCATTGCTACCTCACAGAGTTGTTGTAGATCATGACTGTTCCGTCACTCTGAGCGACGCACCGGCTGTGGTCGCCACCAGCAAGTTGCACAGCCGTGCGCCACGCCAGTGGGTCCGGCTTGATTGTGATTGCCGGCTGAGGCTTGGGCACGACGGTAAGCCTGCCCTTGAAGCCACGCGCACGCTTGCTCGCATGACCCACCGTTCTGTTGCTGCTGTCGTTCACTGAACACCAATCCTCCCGGTCTCTTCAGCATGGCTCTTTAGCCACGGACCTGTTGCTAGGCAACAGGTTTCGACCTCACCAAGCCATCTTGCCTGCGCAGATGGGACCGATGCCGAGTTCAATGCTCTCAGGATCGGTCAATGGGCTGCCACACACCCCGCACGCCCCAACAACATGGCCAAACAGCTGGCTGTGAAGCGCAGGGTCATCCTTGATGATCGTGATGACTTTCTGTGCTTCTGTTCTTGGGATCGGCATGTACCTGAAGTCACCAGGAGCACCCAGCACTCGCTGGACTTTCCTGTTGTTCCGCTTGTCTGTCGTGACCCTGTAGAACCTTGCGACCTTGTCCTCGATGAACGCATAGCGCCCATCGGGGATGTCATCTGGGATGAGCCCAGCGTTGGTCACAAACGGCTGACCCAGCATCTTGTCGATCAGTTTGCTGGCCTCAACCTTGCTCAAGTCACGGAGCATCTCACCATTGATGCCATCTGGCGTCACGCGTGAGGTGATCAGACTTTGCAGGTAGCCCATTTGATTGGACGTGATCTTGGGCACTGCGGGGGTGGCGTAGCACGTACGGACCTGGGCCGTTGATTCATGGCTCTGTCCGCAATTGCCGCACTTGATTGATGCCACTTTGTCCTCCAACGCAAGTCAACCTGGACTCATCAGCGTGGGCCTTACCCACGGACCTGTTGGCTACCAACAGGTTTCGTCCTGTTACTTCAGACCTTGCTGGTACAGAGCGATGCGCTCGACATCGTCATCTGTGAGGAGACCAAAGTGGTCTCCGTACAGTGTCTTCATCAACCTGCAGGCAGCAGGCTCAACTCCATGGGCGATGTTTGCTGCCATGAAGTTCATCAGCATCACCTGCTCATCACGATTGGCTGGCGCCTTGCCGTCCAACATGATTTCGATGCCAGCCTCAACCAACTCGTTGGGGCTGCGCAACGTGGCCATTCAGAACACCACCTGATCACGCCGGAACACCATCGACCGCACCCGACCACGAGAGGTCATCACGGCGAGACGCACGGTGTCGACATTCTCAGCGATGTCAATTGAATCAAGGTTGATTCGGATGACCTGCTCACGGACGACATCGCTGTCGGCTTTGAGGGTGAGGTGGCTGACGTCTCTGGTCTCGTACATTTCATCCTCCACAAGTCAATCTGGACTCATCAGGCAGGCATTCAGCCTGCGACCTCATGGCTAGCATGAGGTTTCGTCCTGTTACTCCCAACCCTCAGGCTTCTCAGCAAGCGGGTGAAGCCGCTGCCCGACACCAGTGCCCAGCCCACGACCGTACTGCAGCCAGTGGAAGTTGCACATGTTCGCCCAGTAGCCAAAGATGGTCGCACCATCGACCGTTGCCTTGGCCTGCTCTTCAGGGCTGTCGAAGTCACAGTCAGGAATCTCATCCACGAATGTGTCTTTGCCCTTCTCAGGCTGCTCGACAATCGGCTGCTCAGACATCGCCAACATCCTTCCATCGGTGAGTGCTGCTGTCGTAGACCATCTTGCCGTCTGCGATCTTCTCAAGCATGTACTCCAGGTCAGTCAGCGCGCCAACGTTGTTGCGAGCGCTGGTGTATCCCAGACTCCGCAACGCTTTCACGGTGCTTGACTTGAAGCGCATGCCAGTGTTGATCTCCAGACGCAGCCGATGCTTTGCCTGCTGAAGCGCAAACAATGCGATCTGCCAATCCTCGGTGATCATCGCACTCATTCATCCTCCTTGACTTTCTGATGGACTCATCAGCGCACGCTTCACGTGCGGACCCCATGGCGCGCATGGGGTTTCGTCCTGTTCAGTACCCAACAGCCTTCAGCGCGTGAAGCGCCTGCGCCTGGGTGAAGCCGGCACCAGCCTTGGACGTCAACTGCTCAAGCAGCGACGCACGGCTGAAGCCGCCCATCTTCATGTAACCCTTGGCGCTGAGCACAGCCTGCTCATTCCAGTCCGGCTTGATGTTGTTGATAGCAAACGTTGCGTCTGCCTTGCTGAAGCCTTCACCTGAGGTGGAGGTCAACTGCTCCATCAGACCGGCCTGGCTGAAGCCACTGCCCATGTCCAAGTAGGACTGCGCCGACTGAACAGCGTTCTGCTGCCCTGTCGTCATGTCCGGTGCCTGCGACTGCTCGGCCACCGGCGTCGTGCTGACGGCAGGCGAGTTGGTCGCGCCACTGGCCCCGCATGCCGTGAGGGCAATGCCCGCAACGGTCACGAGAGCACCAATGGTGATGATAATCTTGGCGGCACGCATTACTAATCCTCCAATTGAAGTCAATCTGGACTCGTCAGCAGCGCAACTAGCGCTGGACTTGTTGCTAGGCAACAAGTTTCGTCCTGTGACATGCGGGGTGAGCCCCAGGGCGCGTCACCCTGGGGCCCACCGTGCTGCTTGGGCTAGAAAGCCTCGGCAGTCTCCTCATCGACCGCAACCTCATCGACCGCCTCGCCATCGGCATCCGATGCGGTGCTGACGCCAGCCTCAGCCAGCATCGCCTGGATCGCAGCGGCACGCTCGGCCTGCTTGGCCTGACGCTGTTGCGCTGCAACCTGAGCCGCCTGGATCTTCTCCAGTTCAGCCTTGGCCTCAGCAGGCGTGAGCGTGCTGAGATCCTTCTCAGGCTTGGTCTTCGTGGCCCGGTCAGCCTTCACTGCATCGCGCTTGGCGATGAACTCAGGCGTGGCACGGAACACGTTGTACAGCGACATCGTAGCGAGCACCGACCGCAGGTCAATGTCGTCCACGCCGTAGCCAGAGAGCCAGTTGACAAAGTCAACGTGGAACTCAGGCATGGGCCGCTGCATGGCTGCGGTCACCTTCTCCTGCATGGTCTTCGCAGGCTTCTCAGGTGTGGCCGCAGCCTCTGCCTCGGTGGCGCCATCGGCCTCAGCCGTTGGTGCCTTGACAGTGGTCTCTGTCATTCCATCCTCCAATTCACAACACGTTTCCGACCATCGGAAACGATCTTGCTACGCGGAGCCTACGCCAGCCGGACCGGCCTGGGTAGGTCCTAGACTCATGAGTTTTATTGTGGACTCATCAGGCGGCACATGATGCCGCGACACCATGGTAGTCATGGTGTTTCGTCCTGTCAGCGACGGTTCACGCGGATGTTGTCAACCGTGGTCAAACGGTCACAATTAAAACTGCTCGTGCCACTCTGGCCATCAACCTGAACCTTGTGCCAAGCCAAGCAGTACCATCCGCAGGTCTGGTGACCGTCAGGATCGGCAACTTCAACGATGACACCCCATCGGAGGTCATTGTTCATCACGCGCATCCCAACGGCTGGGACCTCACCAGACACCAAGCGGTGTCCAGGTCCCGTGTAATCGCCTGCCATTGTCATCCTCCATTGTTGGGCGGCTCATCAGTGCGGGGTTGCCCATCACCCGCAGACCTGTTGTCTCGCAACAGGTTTCGCCATCACTTGCTGGTGTACACTGCCCAGCAAGCACGACAGATACGCGCACCATCGTTGGTCTCGCGCAGACTGCTGTTCAGCACTGGCTCCGTGCACCACGAGCAAGTCTCGTGGCAGTGGCACGTGAACACGTCGTGCGTCGTGGCCATCAGGCTGACACCGTCCAGTACAGGACAGATGCGCTTGGGAACACGTATGCCTTGCCACCCTTCTCAGTGACCGTCACGGTGTCGTCGCTGGTGGTCATGACACCACGCACAACAACACCATCACCGTTCACCAGGTGGATCGTGTACTTGTTCATCTCATCCTCCAAATTGTGAGCGGCTCATCAGCATGGGATGCTCAACCCCATGGACTTGTTGCGCTGCAACAAGTTTCGCCTCACCACCTCAAGTTGGGTGGCTTAGGGAAGCCACCCTGGAGGCCACGGTTGACCTTGCGGTCAAGCCTGGCCGCCGACTGGTGGCGGTCCTGGACTTCACGACACGTGGGGCAAGTGGTCGTGGTGAACGACTGCTTGGGGCCCAACGTGAACGGCTGTCCGCATCGCATGCACTTGCGGATTCTGTCCATTGTCATCCTCCAGTTTGGTAGGCTCATCAGCGGTGACATACCAAGTCACCGGACACGTTGGCTCCCAACGTGTTTCGCCTCACTCGCCAAAGAACTCATCAGCAGACAGCACCGTCCCAGTATCTGAGAGATACCAGAGGTCACCATCTTCATCCTTGGCTTCTGTCCAGGTCTCATAGTCAAGCCCGGTGGGCTCGACTGTCAGCAGGTCAACGTCACCTTCAACGATGAACCACACTCGGCCAGTGTCTTCCATTTCATCCTCCAAGTTGGTAGGCTCATCAGCACCGGCATACCAAGCCGGTGGACTCGTTGCTAGGCAACGAGTTTCGCCTCAAGCCGCAGCGACCGTCAGGCCAAACTGCGACAGGTAGGTGATGATGGCGTTGAGCATGCGCTCCACGTCAGCATCGATGGTGTCGACAACAGCAGGCGTCTCGACCACGACGGTGACCTCAGCCACCGGGGTGGCCTTGGCAGCCAGAGCCGCAGCCTTGGCCTCACGCTTGGCCAGCCGAGCAGCGGCGCGCGCTGCGTAGACTGCCTTGCGGTCGGCCTCAGGAGCAAGGCTCACGCCCGCACGCTTGTGGCACGCGATGCAGCCGAACATGGCGTCATCGATGGCCTCTGCGAACGGCACCCACATCTCAACGTGGATCTCACGGCCAGCCTTCTCACTGTTGCGGCGCCCAGTCTCCAGGGCAGCGCAGTCAGCGAACAGGTGGAAGTGGCGGCCAGCGTTGGTCTTCAGAACAGTGGTGTTGGCGTTCATTTCGTTTCCCTCCAAGGGATTGTGGCCCGACTCATCAGCATCGGACTGGGCCTTGGTTCCGATGGACGTTGAGGTTCGCGGCGTGCGGTTCGCGGTGCTGACCGGACGACTGATGCGACGCCCCAACGTTTCGTCATTGGAGGGAGGATTCACTCTCTTGAGTTAGTTACGATCTTGGTAGGTCCCAGCCGCTTTCCCTGCGCGCCCCACAGACTCGGGGCCTTCAGTTCAACGGGGCCTGATCGCCTCATCGTACCGACTCACTGCCGCCTGAGGTTCAGCGGCACCCGGCTCATACCCAGGCTGGCCAGCCGGTCGGTCCCGGCGTCCACGTTCACGTTCGAGAGAGAACCTACCTGCTCCAACAGGGATGAGCGCCCGAAGTTACCGTTTCGTTACCTAAACGAGACCAAACCGTTATAAATGGTTGACGGAGAGTAACAACGATCTTGTGTTTCGGTTACTCTCCGTAGCCGGACCAAGATCGAACTACTCTCCGTAACTGGAGCTTCTGGTTTCGTTACTCTCCGTAGCCGTCGCCCGGCTCGGCTCGGGTAGGCTGGGGCCTAGAGTGTGTGTTGCGCGTGCGTCAACACACCGTAGACGGCCGTAGGGGTCGAGGGCAGGTCCTAGTGTGGGTCAAGATCGACTTCTCGGGAGAGGCCCGTTATAAGTTACCGACGGGTAACGATCTTGGTCCGTGATGTCGATCTTGAGCGTGATGTCGATCTTGAGCCTGAGGCTGAGGCAGAGCTGTTGCGCTGAAGTTGTTGGTACGCAACAACTTTCCAAGGCAGAGCTTGTGAATGTTGTTGCGGGGCATGAGGTTTGCGGGGTGGGGTCCGAACGTGACTGTGCCCCACCGCCATCCGGACAGTGGGGCCGTCGTGGACAGGGAGGCTACGGGGCTGCTGGCACCTCTGGGTACATCACGGCACCGTAGACAGGCCACACGGCCTGGACAACGCCCATGATGTCGTTGTCCTCCACCGCTGATTGGTCTGTCACGTCAGCGTAGTTGGGGTGCACCACAACAAGCTGGAAGATGCCCTCAGCAGTGTTGGGCGCAGCGATGATCTGGTTGGCTAGCATGAAGAACTCACGCCGGGTGTCATCCTTGAAGATCATCGCTTGCTGCTTGCAACAGGTGAACACCCTGCCGCGAAAGGCATCGTTGGTGCTCAGTGCGGCCTGACTCTCATAAGACATGTTGTCTCCCAACAGGTTAGAGTGGCTGGAGCCAATCAAGGGTCAATGATGTGGAGGCACCGGCAGCATCACCAAGCAGTCCAACGCTGCCAGTAGCATTGTGCCAGACAAACATTTCAACGTAGTCACCAGAAAGCAATTCAACAGGCTTGGTCACACCAGCCCACGAGTTGGCACCAGCAGCCGAAACAGGGACGTTGGACTGAGCAATCAATGTGCCACCAGTCTGCGAGCCACCACTGTTCTTGCGCAACTGGAGCGCACGCAAGGTGCCCTGACCAGAGGCCAATGAAGTCCACCAGTTGTTGGCGGTCAACATGTATTCGCCATCGGCAGTGACCGCCACCCGGCTTCCGCTCACAATTGCTGGAGCAGGCAAACCCTTGGTGTACAACGATGTCAGGCCTGTCACCAGCACCCATGAGGCGGCCAGGTTGGCGCCATTTGTCGCCAGGATTGCCTGAATGCGTGGCCTGTTTGCCAGGTCAACGACAGGCGTGCCGTGCCAGTGATCAGAATGGGCAGCCGTCAGTGCGGTCCCATTCCCCGCAAGTGCTGGAGCACCATACGGGTCAATGCGTTTCAGCACCATCGTGTCAGCGAAGATGTTGTTGTCGGCTGTGGTGTCTGCCTTGTCGGTCCGACAGCCTGGACACCAACCAACACGCATGTTCACATCACCAAGTGGCACCTGGAATGTGTAGTCATATTTCTGCCAAGCACTGCCGCTCAAGTTGAAACGACCAAGTACCTGGACATTTGTGCCAGGCTGGAAGATGTCGGGGTTTGTACCAGCCGGTGCTGAAATGATCAACAACTCCAAGCCACCAGCGCCAGCAATGAGCGACCGCACATAGGTGCTCGTGTAGTAAGTGGCGCCAGGCGTGCAAGCAATTGCTGTTACAGGCCAAAGCCTCAGCAATTGGTCAGTGCCCGCAGGCTGAGCAGGGAAGTAGCAGTTGGCACTTGATGCACCTTGGTAGGCATAGGGTGCGCCAATCGGTCCCAGCAATGGCTGTGGTGCGCCACTAGCACTCGGCACATGCCAGAAGCCAGTCCAACCAGAAGGATTGCCAGCGCTGTCCCATTGCTCCCATTCAGCATTTGCGAACAAATTGTCATTGTAGGGTGCGGGTGGGCCAGGGGGACCTGCTGGGCCAACGCTGGGCAGCACAACCCACGCACCACTGACTGGGTCCCTGTACTTGAGCACGGCCATCAGGCAGCCCCAATGTCTTCAACGAGAATGGTGAATGGGTTGGGCGTTGATGCTCTGATGCGACCTGTTGCGCCCGTTGAGAAGATGCGTGCCTTGCGTGTGATGACTCCAGACAAGCCGCTCTCTGTGACAGGAAGATTCCACGACAAGAAGCCATTGATGCCAGCACTTTGGTTGGTCTGTCTGATGATTGCGTTGGCAGCATCCGTGATGGCCACGGTTTGGTTGGCGGCATTGGTCTGCTGATCGCTCAAGCCAATTACCGTTGTCCTGTAAAGCCTGAGTGGGTCTGCAGTCCAACTCACGCTCAGGCTGGGGACATCGATGAATGCCGTGAATGTCGTTTGTGCATCAACTGCTGGCCCATATGCTGAATAGGCCTGCTTACCAACTCTGCTAACTCGTGACCATGACGCAGTGGCCGAGTTGTAGCAGTAGAGAATGCCGGTGTCCGTTGCGAATGCCAAAGCGCCAGGCATCGCGTAGGTCGGGAAACTGGTGCCCGTCATGATGTATGCAGCGTTGAGCGGCGTGAAGGCTGACCATGCCGGCGTGCCCGTCGCCACCCAGTTGCGGAACAAGATGGTGTAGTTGTTGGACTGGCCGATGAGCATTTGCAGCACATAGGCACCATCAAGGAATGTGAGCACCGTTGCTGGACTGATCGGCCACGTCGTGAGCCCACCAGTCAACGTGATGTTCATGAGGGACATGCCCTGAGGGTATGACGTCGGCCCAGACGCAAATGCCACCGAGTCATCAGGCAGCAAGAATGTCCCAGATGCCGATGGTGCGACCTCATCGGTGTCGATCCACAGGTCAAGGCCAGCAGGCAAGCCAGGATCATTAGGCTGCACAACAACTTCATTGCCTGGTGGGCCTGCGGGGCCACCAATGCCGTTGACACCCAACGGCACCCATGTACCGCTCGCTGGGTCCTTGTACTTGAGTGTTGGCATCAGAGTGCGCTCACATATCTCAGAGAGAACCAGGTCGCAAATTCACCAGCAGTGGCAGAGATTGAGCCGCCTGAATCCTGGAACACCGACGCCCCAATGGAGTCATTAGCGGTCAACTCAACGTCAAGGTCAAGCAACGCAGCAGCAGTCTGTGCGATGTTGCCTACCAACAAGAGTCCCTGGTGCGACAGGACACCGTTGCGTAGCAAGGCAACGCCACGCCTGGTGCTAGCGGCAGAGCCACTGCTGAAGTAGCAGTGACCGCTGAAGTGATACAGGCCATCATAGGGCACAACAAATGCGTTGGCGCCCAACACCATGCCGCCCTTGAGGTATTTGTTTGTCAAGCCAGCCAATTGTGTCCATGAGCCAGTGCCGATGCTTTGGTTGGCTGTCAAGAATGAGTACGCACGTGCGGGGTTGAGTGCCCTCGACAGTGTCGTGTTTTGTGTTGAGGACCATGGCGACCAAGCATTTGTTGGCGAGCCCTGCCACACACGCCTGTAGACAATGTTGGCAAGATCGACAGTGCGCAGGTCTTGCTGGATGTACGCACCCTCTTTGTACGTCCACAACTCTGCAGGCACCGATGGCCAACCAGCCGTGACGTTCTGAATGTTCATGAACGTCAAGCCATCACCAAATGCCGTGCCTGGCGTCGCATTGATCATCGTGTCCGCAGGCAGATGGTACATGTATGGCGTTGACCCACCACCCGCAGGATTGCCTGTGTCATCATCAATGTCGATCCACAACTCAAAGTTGGGAGCGCCAGGCACACCAGCACTGATGAGCACTTCATCGCCAGACACGACAGCACTGGGCGTTTGCCATTGTGTGTCATAGTCGGCGCCACTCAACTTGACAAGCGTTTGCCCGGCAGCCCCACCAGTCGGAATCCCTTGCCCCGCAGGGCCTTGCGCTCCAGCGGTGCCCTGGTCACCCTTGGGCTCTTTGTTGCCGTGGAATGCGACATAGATGGCTTGCATTGCGCCAGCACCAGCATTGTCTGCCGGCAGCGACAAAGTGGAGCCGCTGTTCTGCCAGTACTGCGGGTTGAAGTAGGTGCCTGCCGTCGCCCACAAAGTCACGATGGCTGCTGCTCTTGTTGGTGGCGTTGCCGATGATGAGGGTGGGCCATTGTCAGCGACCACGACGCCATCATTGCGGACCCAACGCACAACACGAGCGCCAACAGCATTTGACGTGATGGCTGTTGTGATGAAGGCAAGGGTGTAGATGCCATCTTTGTTGACCGTCACCTGTGTCGTGGCTGGCCCGGCAGTGACTGTGATGGCATTGTCGGTGTCTGATGAATCAGCAGCAACCAGGACCATCGGGCCCACATTGTTCCACACGCCAGTCGGCACCGAGCACGGTGCGTTCAACTTCCACTTCTGGACAGCGAGTGCCTGGGAAACACCTGTGCCTGCACCAGCGCTTGACTGCTTGCGCTCAAGGATGCCAACACGCAAGTCAAGGTTGTCGAAAGCCTTGAGTGGGTTGGGCGGCAGAGGCATTTCAAGACCTCATGACGTTGGGACAAATGGTGGGCGGACAAGCGTGATCGACACTGTGTGCTGGTCGCCATCATCACTGATGTTGATGCTCAGGTCAGTGATGCGATATTGGTCGTTGATGTTGATGCGACCGCTATTGACGACAAAGCGAACAATGTCACCAAGAAAGGCATCGTGCTCATTGATCCAAGCACCTGGCTTGAGTTCAACGTTCCATGTAGCGGCAACAATGTTCCTGTTCTGCAATTCCTGTGCCGCTCTGCCGGACAACGCTGTTGCTGTCAGGATGCTGGGGTCACTGACCACGATGCCTAGTGGACCTCTTGTGTTTGTCGCGATGTCGCTTGAGTAACTCACGACTGGCGGCAATGCCATGTCGCCTGAGACAAACACCTCATTGGCATATGCGCCTGTGTTCAAATTGCGAGTGATCTTCTTGACAGCACCTCCATACTCCATCACAAAGTATGAGTTCAGGTTGTAGTAGAAGGGTGAGATGCACTTGAGGCTCAACGCTGTCATGCTGGTTGGCACAACCTGCCAGCCAAAGCCAACCATGGCCGCCAAGAAGTCTTTCATGGTCGTGCCGACAAGTGTCTCAAAGTTCTGAAGGCCAGTCGACAACTTTGTGGCATCCAAAGTGATCGCTGGCCTGATGGCTGTTGGCGGGTGAGCATTGATGTACGTCAACGAGTCTGTGATGATTTGCGTTGGTGTCTTGTTAACCCATGTCAACGTCGCACCAGGCCCGATGATCTGTCGCCCCAGCCACTCCTTGTAGTCAAACACATTGATTTGGACAACATGCTGATCCTCATCAATGACGTCTGACGTTGGCCCAACCCTGCCCCTGAAGAACACAGTGCCGTCCCTGAGGACCCAGACATCGGTGACCAACTCGGTGATGTAGGCAAATGCGGGGTCGTGGCCGTCAAGGTTGAATGTCAATGATGCTGAGTCATCGACGGCAAATGACAGTTGTCGATTCCTGGCCTTGGCCAACTCCACCTGAGGGCCAACGTTGTTCGGTCCAGCAAGCATCTGCCACTCAGTCATGAGCCCATGTAGTTCAGCCAGCAGTAGCCTGTGAAAGTGCGTGCGCTGACATCGTTGTTGTGAGCGTTGACCTTGATCGTGTTGTTGGCTACCAACATTCCCTGCCACTCAATCTGGCTGCGCGAGGCAATGGTCCAGTCATAGTCATACATCCTGACCAACGTCTGCGCGCCATTGATGACCAACTTCACGCCACTGCTGATGTTGCCTGCGATGTTCATGGCAGCCAAGATGGAGAACATGCCAGGCCGGATCACTGTGTATGTGTCACCAGCCAATGAGACAATGCCAGCAATTGCGGGGGCAAGGGCCAGGTTGGCATCTGCGTGCGCTGCGACGGGCCCAATTGCTGATGTCCCAAATGAACCCTGTGGCTGAGCAGGCACTTGCACCCATGCGTTCCAAGCGCCAGCGACCTTTGCCCTCAGCCACTCCCGCACCGGCGACGCCAATTCAAATGCCGATTGAACCTGGTTGTTGCTGTCAGCGACAGCAGCATGGACGACGCATTGGCCGGCACCAGCAGGCATGTTGAGCGTTGTCGCTGCACCAGCCACATTTGACCAGTACAAACCGTTGGCGTTGATGAGGTTCAGGTCAGGCGCAGCCCCACCCGGTGGGTAGGATGCCATGCCGCCACGATTGGCTCGGCTGGCCACGTTGACAATTGGAGCGCCAGTGAGAATGTTCGACACGCCCACTTGGCGAGCAATTGTCGCAAGTAGCAAGCAGTTGGCCGGAGTGGCTGGTACGACTGGTGTTCCAGCCTCAGCACCGGCGATGACCTGGATGAACCATCGGTACTGGTGCGTGCCTGTGACCTGACCATCCTCGACACCAAGCACAACAATGTCAATCCTGGGGTTTGCTGCGGGTGGCGTGGGCGGCTGAACAGTGACAGTCGCAGCACTGTAGACCAGGTATGACCCTTGGTGCGCAACAGAAGTCCCAGCCACGGCTGCCGTTCCAGCGGCAACATCTACAGTGTTGTCGCCAAGCCCATGCTGTGTGACTTTGAAGTCAGTGTCATTTGTGACGCCACCAGTTGGGAACATCACCCCAATGACTGACCTGTAGTCCTGTGCTGTGTAACAAACGTTGGCGTCACCTGGGGCTGGCTGCATCCAGACAGGTGTTGTCGCCCCATAGACCGGATTAGGCATTAGATCCACCTGTCTCTCATGCGCACGATACAAGATCCACCAGCACTGCCAGTGAACGAGTAAGCCAATTCATTCAGGCCAGGCACCAAGTACATCCAAGTGCTCTGGCTGAAGTCATACATGTTGAGGCGATTGAGCGTTGGATCATCGTTCTCAAGCACTGTCTTGTTCGCAGTGCTGACGTAGATCTGTGCGTTGGCAGCAATGGCGCCAGTCAATGCAATTGTCTGCCCTGTTGTCAAATTCGTCAGTTTGGGATTGGTCACCGCACCAATGAAGATGATCTTGGGGTATGCCAACACATTGCCATTGTTGACAACAATGGTTGTGGACGCAATGTAGCCTTGGCCAAAGTTGGGCCCACAGACTGGATCAAAGCAAACGTTGGGGTCTGTGAAGCACATGCCGCCAGTGGAGAAACCAGATGGCGTGACAAGGTAGTCACGACTGGCCGCACTCTCTTGCGCACCACTCGGTGACTTCCACGTTACACCACCGATGATCACAGGCCCAAGTTCACGAGTCAACGGCGATGTGAGCGTGTCACCACGCAATTGCATCCTGCGCTCAGCAGGCCAACCATCCTCGATGTAGTACAACCATGGACGACGTGCGGGGGCAGACAAGGCCCGAATCTTGTCCCAAACCACTGCCGGGTATGGGTGATCGGCATCAGGCGCGATGTACCCAGACCATGAGACAACACGCTCGCCCCACAATGCCGTTTGGTCAGTTGCCCCATTGACATTTGGGTTGTTGTAGGTCACGGCACGCGGCACTGGGAAGCCAAGGTCCAAATGCGTCGTGAAGATGGGCCCACAGCAACGACATGGGTCGCCATCGTCATAGGCAAGTTGAATGCTCTCGCCAGTGATCTCGTCAACGAGTCTGGAGGCTGTCGTCATAGTCTGCTCCCGCCAACCAATGCTTCAAGCCTCTTGACAATTGTGTCAGCATCGGCAGGTTCACGCATGCCGACTGTCGCGCCTGGGAACAAATTGACCACCCGTCCGCCACCGACACCCGCACCTGCGGCCGCAGCAGCCGTGGGCTGCATTACACTGCTACGCAACACGTTTCCCATGACAGCGTTCATCGTGCTGCTGACTGATGTGGCTTGTGACTGGATGCCCATCTGCAAGCCCACCATGGTGTTCTTGCCAATTTCCATGAACACCTTTGATGGGCTGCCGATGCCCAGAATCTTCTTGACAAAGCCTGGCAGGTGATCAGAGACAAACTTGCTGACCTGCGACATGAACCAGCCACCCATGCTGGTGATGCCGCCAATGATGCCTGTGATGATGTTCTTGCCTGCATCAAGGAGCCACGAGCCCGCACCCTTGAAAAAGTTGACCACATTTGTCTTGACCGTGCCAAGTGCCTTTGAGAATGTGCTCCAAATGGTGCTGCCCAACGTGGCCAGCCCACTGGCGATCCTGAACGGCAGTTGGATGTAGAAGTTGACGATGTCGGCCAAACCGTTGAGTACCAATATCTTCAACTTCTGGAGCATGCCTGTAAACTCACCCCACACAGTGGTCACCAAGCGCCCAATCCAACTGATGATCGAGCCAACTGCGCTGCTGAAGAAGTGGGTGATGTCGTCCCACACCTTCTTGAAGAATCCAGTGATGGCGCCCCAATTCTTCATGATCAAGATCGGGATGCCGATGAATGGCGCCACAAAGGCCAGGATGATCAGCCCATACTTCTTCACGATGCCTGCGACGTAATTCCAGGCTGTCTCAAATGCAGACACAAACCAATGGAAGGCATCAATGGCCAAATGCCATGCGCTCACAAAGAATGAACCCACGTCCCGAGCAAGCGCATTGATCAAGTCATGGAACGGCTTGATCTTCATGTACGCCAACACAAACGCAGCCACCAACGCAGCAACGGCAATCACGATCAGCACGATGGGGTTGGCGTCCATGACCAGGTTGAATGCCATCTGAATGCCAGTCCACACCTTGGTCATTGCCTGCGTGATCTTGCCCCAGATGTTGAATTCCTTGACTGCCTCAGTTGCCTTCTTGATCTTCTCACCAACACCAGCCTCCATGATGGCCCCAAAGCCCATCATGAGCGGCCCAGCAACGGTGATGGCCGGGCCAAACTTCTGGCCAACTTGTGCAACGACATCCTCCACACTGGCCCGCATATTCTTCAACTTACCAGTGAATGTGTTGGCCGCTATGGAGGCTTGCCCTTGCATGCGCGTGTCGAGCAACTTGAGTGCAGCCTCTGCTTCTGCGTGCTTGTCAACGCTGTTCTTCAATTCAGTGTTTGTCTTCTTCAGGTCATCCTTGTAGCCAGTCAATGCCTGTCGAGCCTTGGCCTTTGCGTCCTTGTCCTTGGTGGTAGCGATGATGTTCTGCTCAAATGCAATCCTGGTGCGGTCCAACGCTGCCCGAGTCTCAAGTTGCGTTTGCGCATGGGTATGCGTGGCCTTGGCCAAATCAGCAGATGTGATGCCATACAACTTGAGGACTCTGGTATTGCCATTGTACACCTTGGCGACCATGTCACCGGCTTGAGCCAGGCTAATGTTCCGCGCAGCAGCCAAGTTGGTGACCAGATTCATGTTGTCATAGGCAGCCTTAGAGTCGTTGGTACGCAACGTGATTGCCTTGAGCGTGTTCTGCGTCTCCTCAGCCGTGTGACCATACTTCTCACCAGACTTGATCAATTCTTCTGTTTGCTTCTCACGGTCATCCCATGAGCCGCCAGTCTGGTCAATGGCCTGCTTGAGTTGCTCTTGTGCGATCCTGTCCTTGTCACCCCATATTTGAAGTGCCGAGCCAACAGTTGTCGCAGCCGCACCTGTGATGACCAAACTCTTGCCGACCTTGCTACGCATGCTCTCAGCAGCACCAGATGCGCTCTCAAACTTGTCAATCATCTCACCAATTGGGCCAAGTGCTTGCCCAAATGCCCCTCTGAATGCACCAAAGGCTGCCTTGAACGCCACCTTGCTACGGCCAGCAGCCTTCTCAGTCTCATCACCAATCTTCTTGCCTACGTCCTCAGAGCCTTTCTTGAGCGGCATGGTGAAATCATCTTTGGCGATGAGCCGAACCTCAGCGGTCCCAACAATCATCCTTGCTCACCACCTTCTGCGGGTGGCCGTGGCTTCGGTGGCCGGAGACCAAATGCAGACATAATGTCGGGCGACAATTCAAGCGGCTGAGCAGGCGGCAATGGCTCCACTGGCTGACCAGCTTCACGTTGGCGGTCCTGGCGTGCCTTGGCCCTGCGAGCCTCTGACGAGAGAGCAACATTCATGATCTCTTTGTCAATGGCCTCGCGTGCCTCAGCACGAGAAACACCAACGCTCATTACATCATCCACCATCATCGAGTACATCAGGGACACTGTCTGCTCTGCGTCAATCTCCTCAAAGTCAATGCCCGCCAACACGCATCTGCCCTCAACGTCGCCCCAGACTTGCTGTGCCCAGTCAATTATGACTTGGCACTCCGAGTAGGGCGGCCTCCATATTCACCAGCCAACCAGACAATGATGTCGGCCAGTGTCTCGATGGGCACTGCTGTGTCACTGTCGTCGAGCAATTCAAAGAATCGTTCTTCATCATCTTTGATGATCGCACGATGAAGCATGCGCACCAATTCACTCGCCTGGATGGCCTCGCTGGCATTTGCTGCCGCTGTCATCGCAAGCATCAGGTTGCCCGGCACCGTTGGCCGCATTTGGAATTTGTCTGTCTGCTCGACCCATTCATCGTTGATGAAGCGGTCATAGACCAACTCAAAGTCAAGCGGTGGCCGATCCTCCCGTGGGACACGAAACTGCTTGGTAGTCATGAAGTTATCCTGCCATTGCTAGAGGGATGTTGTCTGTCAGGTACCTGTTGGGGCGCGTCCCAGGATGGTGGACAACCTTGGCAAAGACAAAGCCTGAGGCTGTTGGCCCTGGGAATCGCAGCGCTCTTGCCTTGACAGGCAAGATGATGTGCGCCTTGGTGCCCTCATGGTGAATCAACGCAATGGGGTGCGATGATCCAACAATGCCGAGGGGCAAGCCACTGCTCTTCTGTGTCTGGAGACGCTTGACGATGCTGTCACGCAAATTGCCATATCCACCACCACCATGGATATGTCCAAGCCTGATCTGACGCTTGGCTGCCGTCTGGAGAATCTCCATGCGGTACATCATGTTCGTGCACAGGTAGCCAGTTGGGCTCCTGATGATCTCATCCAAGGCCTGACCAGATATGACAACGACGACACCACGACCATTGTTGGTGCGGAAGTCACTGGTCACTGTTGCCTCTCAAGGGATCAGAGCGTGCCAAGCATTTGCCGAACCTGGGTCATCCAGGCAGTACCCTGTGCCATCAGCGGCATCGTAGTTGTGGGACTCGTAAGCACAGACGTACTCATAGCCTGCCTGAGCAAACTGATTGCCGTACTTGGTCATCCAAGCCCCACGAGCCGAGCCACGCTGTGGCGTCGTGTCCCACGATGCCAACTGGGCGCCAAACTCGCCAACAATCAAAGCAAGTCCAGCAGCCTTGATCGCGTCACTGTCTGCCAGGTAGGCGTCCATGGACTTTGTCGGGTAACCAGCAGCCGCAGTGCCACCAGGCGGAAGTCCATCGTAGTCAACACCGAGCCACTTCACGCCAGGCACTTGGTACGTCTGCCATGACCCTCGTGTCCACAGTGTGACAATGTAGCCAAGACGGCCCCACTTCTGCTGATCAAAGACCTTGACAGCCGCAGCCATGTCAGCCTTCCAAGCAGCAGGGTCAACCTGGCCCTTGTTCACCTTGCTGTCAATCTCGTGCCAAATGCACACGTCAGTCGGTACTGTCAGGCCCGCCAAGAAGTTCTGGAGGGTGCCAATTGCTGAGCCATTGGCCAATGAGCCAATTGTCGGCTTGTACGAGTAGGCAATGCGACGATCAGCCTCTTGCGGGATGTCTGTGAGCCTCGGTGTCGCGCCAGACTGGAAGGCTCGCACACAAGCCTTGCCTGCCTTGCCATCCCAGCGAGTGGCAACGCTCTTCCATCCGCCACTGATCGGGCATGAGCCATACACCGTTGTCGCCTTTGGTGTCGGCGGCTTGGTGGCCTCATCAAGTTGCTTCTGAAGATCGACATTCTTGGCGGCCAACGTTTGATTGGCTGCCGTGAGTGTCGCGTTCTGGTCCTTCAGCCCCGCAACTTCTGTATCTGCAGCCACCCCGACCGCATTTGCATCACTGGCATAACTCATTGTTCCTCCTGGTTGCTGATGCCCTGGACAAAAGGCCCCCAAATGCAAATAGCATTTGCCCCATTGCCACCATCACATCAACAGATCAGGCCTTGCCGGCACACACATCCTTGTAGTACGCCGTGGACTTCGGATTGGTCTTGCCGTCCATCGTCTGGGCACCGTGATTCATCAGTGACGCCATGATGGGCGGCTTGGGCAGATTGCGCAGGTATGGGACCACCCGCTGCATGAATGCCAGCAGTTGGTCATCGTTGGGGTATGGGTTGGTCGATGAAATGACCTGGTAGCCAAACTCGGCCAAGATCCAGTCCTTGTTCTTGCTGATGGCATAACTGGACGCCAGGTCAAACTGGTTGAAGTTGGTGCCCTTGACAGCATATGCGTCAAAGCCGAGCAAGCCAGCCTCTGGAATGTAATACTGCTCCACTCCACCCCACTTGGTAATGCCAGCAGGCGTCAGGCTGAAACCCATGAGCGTCGGGCAAAGCCGGTCAAGACGCACGCCCAATTTGACGATGTTGGCATATGCTGCCTTGTAGGTCGCGACAGGGAAGTCACCCTCAGGCTCATGGTGCCATGCACGCCAGCCGCCACCATTCAGCAGCCAGTCCCTGATCTGGATCATCGTGGCAGAATCGTTGGCCGCCACCGCATTCTGGTCCCACTTGGCCGAGTCAAACGGACTCACGCCAGATGGAGCGGCAGCGCCAGCAGCCGAAGACCATCCAGACACCGGGCCAGAGTTGTAGGCACGGACTGCTGAGCAGCCAAACAATGCCGCTGTCGCTGCCAAAGTGCCTGTGCCATTTGCGAGGCTTGAGGACCAGATGATGTCCTTCGGCTTTGGCGGCACAGGTGGTTGCGTTGCTGCATCCAGTTGCTTCTGGAGGTCAGCATTCTTGGCAGCCAACGTCTGGTTGGCGCTTGTCAGGGTCCCAACCTGATCCTTCAGGATGGCAACTTCATTGTCGGCATTCTTGCCGACATTGCCAGCATCACTCTCGTATCCCATCAAAGCCTCCTGGTCGCTGCCACTGGGCGCTGATCTGGCGCCCATTGATTGTCAACAAGCATCACAGTGTACATGATGCTGCAGGCTGCGAACCCACCACTTGGCCCGATAGTCCTCAATTCCCCAATTGTCACTGGAACATTTCTGGGCACAATCTTGTGTGCCTGGTCAATCTTCTCCAGGCTGCGCCGGAGTGCTCTCGCATCCTGCATGATCACTCCGGCAGCATCGGACATAGCACTTGAGGGTGGAGGATTACCGTTGTCGTCAAATGTTGGTACGCAACGGACTAGGGTGACAAAGAACTCAGCACTGCTCATGAGCAAAGCGGATGGATGAGGGAACGGTGTGTCTGCTCCGCCAAAGTTGCTAATGATGCGAGTCAGGCTAACGGTCAACTGCTCGCAATCAAATGCAACTTCGGCTCCAGGCGCAAGGTACTGGACGCTGGGCAACGCGATGTCTTGAGCAGTCAACTGCTCAACCATGTTGTCTAGCAACGCCTGAGCCAGCACCTGGACGTCCATGCTCAGTACTCGACAGTCTGCTGATCCGTGTCGCCACCACTGGCTGCCTGGACAACGTACTTCTTGCCGCTCGACACGTCAGCGTAGGTGTGGGCCTTCAGGTTTGTCCCTGCGGTCACATTGTCCACCGCAGTGCCATCGCCCCAGTCCACCGTCCACGCCGTGTTGACTGGCGTTGTCACCACGTTGATTGTTGCGGCATATGCGGGTGCCGCGCCGAACGTGATGCTTGTGATGTCGATGTGGTTGGCCGCCGGTGCGTCTGGCGCCTGGCCACCGCTCATGTTCTTAGGCCAGAAAGGGTTGTGCGCAGGGTCGTCAATCTTGACGACCGCAGGCGCCCCAAGCGGCTGAATGGTCATTGCTCACTCCTCACGATGTCGGCCACGTGGTACGCCTGCCCGTGTTTATCATGTCCGGGCTGAACGCAATTGGCTTCCTGATCTGCTGAGCAGGGTTGAAGGTCTTGATGAACAGGTCAACCTGGTAGTTGCCCGTCAAGCCATTCTTGAAGAAGTCCATGCTGTCGATGACGGCCATCGTCACGCCCTGACGGGTGATGCTCGTCAGACGCACGGGCAACTTGCAGACTTGGTTGGGTGTGTTGGCGCGATACAACTCAGCGGACAGGATCGTTGCTGCGTCGATGCCCAATTGTGGCGGCTCTTCACCGAATGTGAAGGACACCATGAATGGATCATGGCAGGACTCACACCCGCATGTTGGCCAGCCACTGCAGTCACTGCGCACGAGCCACTTCTGATCCTCAACCCTGTAGTTGATCGGGTCAAGGATTTCTTCATGCAGGACAACCTCTTCCACACTGATGATTGGTCCTCTACCAAGACCAATTGACGTGGGGTTGGAACAGGTGAGATGCAACCCACCATAGCACCAACCCCACGTCTGGTTCGGCCACGACAAAGACCCAATTTGCCCTGGACGACGCTCAGGATATGGCACTTGCTCCATGCGGGCTGTGGGTCGCACCGTGGCCTGAAGGATGCCAGGAAACTTGCGCCCACTCAGCGCATACAGCGATTCGCTTGCCGATGAAATTGCGTTGGCAAGTCGTGCCTCACCAGTCGTGTCGTCAGGTGCGTCACTCCCCAGGTACTCCATCATCTGGTCGAGTGTCACCCAGTCAGTTGTAGTAGCCATGGCTCATCCTCACGCAACGCCAGTGACCCAGATGGTGCCATTCCAGTGCGCCTGGCCAGGGACACCAGCCGTTGCCGTCTGAACGTACTGGCCAGTCGTCCATGCGGTGCCTGGCGATGCCACGACCGTGTTGGGCGTGCCAGCGATCAGAGCAGCGACGGTGGCTGGAGGTGTTGCGCCGCTTGGGGTCCAAGCACCAGGAACACCAGCCGTAGCACCAGTTGCCGCACCAGGAGAGGTGGGCACTGTCATGCCGCCACACTGCACGGTCGGGACGCTGTCCGCAAATGCAGCCTGAGCGACTCGGGATGAATCCCACTCCCAGTCATTCAGTGGACCATCGCCCCATGAAGGATTCTCAATTGCAAATCCCTCATAGACGTTGGCCATGGCGTTGATGTCGATGGTCCTGTTGCCCTTGCGCAGCTTGTTGCGAGGGAACACCCATCTGATGAATGGCTGATCAGGGTCCTGATAGCCATCGATGACGTACCGTGTCCATGCTTCGATGGAGCACCCGTTCGGCGTGGGGTCAACCATGAGCGGTGGGTAGGACCAACCCATGACCTCAGCGCTTGGACCGGTGCCCTCCATGAAGAGATCACCACCACTGAGCAGGACTTCCAACTCAGGGTCAGGGACGCAGACCTCAACGGTCATTGTCAGCCTCTTCATGATGTCTGGTGAACGGTAGACAACACACAGGTTGCCGGCCGCATTCTTGTTGCTGATCTCCTGCCCTGTTTCCATCTCAGGGTTGAAGTCGATCTTCACCAGATTGTCGGTGACGTACATGGCTGCGCCTGGCTGTGGAACGCCAGCGGCATCCAATTCAGTCACGCGGATAGCGGCACACTGCAATGAGGCGCCGCACAGGTTTGCCATCTGTCCTCCTCACGGCAGAGTGACGGTTACCTTGACCCACAGCAATTCATCCCAACTGGCGCATGCGTAACGCTCAGCCTTGACAACCACTGTGTTGCTTGCCTTGTCGATGCTCTGCGCCATGTTGCCACCGTCCGGCGTCACGATGATGTCGCCAAGGCGAACATCAGTGATACCAGTGGCATACACGTGCAAGCCTGCCGGTGCGTCGGCCATCTTGCCGTAGCCAGACCCAGGCACCACGATGGTGTCTTTGTCTGTCAGCAGCAAGTTGCCCTCACGCCTGATCAGCTGCTCAAATGCCGCGTACGGCACCAGGTAGGGTGGCATGTGAATTGATCCACGCCCACCATATGCCGCATCGCCAAGTGCTTGCTCGCAAATGGCGAATGCCTGCCGCATCGACGTGGCCGTGAACGCTGTGCTACCAGCCTTCTCCAGCCACGTGTTTGCCAGGCTTGCTGCCTGCGAAAGAGTCCCATTCCAGAACTCCTCCTCAAGCATCTTGGGTGTAGCGGCATCGAGCAGCCTTGTTGCGCGGCCCATGTAATCAGCCGCGTCAAAGCCAAACGTTGAGCACCTGAACTGCGCACTCAGAACGTATGGCTGCCAGTCTGACACAAATGGTGTGATGTCAGCGATGGTCTGCTCTGTGTTTGAGCAATCATCGAACATCGTCAGTTTGCCAACGCCCTCAGGCAGATAGGCAAACCCATTGACCCAACGGCCATTTGTCTCATCTGGCGGAATGCGGGAGGACCGAACCAGGTTGACCGGGCTTGCCACTGGAGCCGATGGCGTTACTGGCATCTGCAGGCCAGCGGCCACCAGGGCAAACTCCCTGTCAACCGTGCCGATCCCAAATTCTGTGGTTGTCATGTCACCTCCATTGAGTGGATGAGAGGCCAGATATCCCTCTCACCTGCGCCATGCCCCATCGCGCAATCTGACCTCTCATCCAGCCTCAGTTGCTCAGGCCACCTGGAGGGTGCCTGCCGACATGCCTGTCGGGTGGGTGGTGACGGTGCACTTGAGGGACTCCGCGCCACGCTTTGCGATGCCCTCAAAGTCCTCACGCCAAATTTCATAGTCGTTCGTGGCGTTGAGGGTGCTGTCGCGGGTCACACCAAGGTCGATGCGCCCGCCATCCAGGAACTGCCAGGTGCCTTCTGCGTAGTAGTACGCAACAAACGTGTTCGGCCATGCGTTCAGGGCACCTGCGCCCTGGGCACCGCCGAACGAGTTTGCCTTGTCCTCCAGCATCCACACCGTGCTGACGTTGCGCGATGCGAAGTAGGCGTCCACCTGGGCATCGGTGACCGCCAGGTTGTTGTCGCTGCCATCGCGGTCGTGCGCCAGTTCCATTGCCAGGTCTGCGCGCACAGCGTCCCGCACCCATGCCGGCAGAACAAGCCGAACCTGGCTGGTGTTGTCCAGTCGGTTGCGGTACCTGTAGCCAGCGTTGAGCAGGTCCAGGGTCGGCAGGATGGTCCTGATCTCGCCCAGGACTCCTGTTGACGTCACAGCAGTCGAGCCTGCGTCGATGGCGTTGAGCAGCGTGGCCTCGGCCACACGTGCCGTCGCGACATCAAGCAGGGATGCCTGCGCTGCAACGGTTTCCGGGGCAAACCTGCCCTGGAAGTTGCCGACCTTGATGCACACCGGGATGCCGTAAACATCAGCCTCAACAGGTGTTCCACAGACAATCGTGAAGCACGTCTTGGGTGTCGCTGCAACATCCATTGCGATGGTGTACGGCGTGGGCGGCGTGACCGTGCCGAGCAGAGGCTGCGGGGTGAACCGCAGGCCACCGCGCGTTGCCGCAAATGACGGCAGCGAGGACTGGAGTGGACGTGCCGTGGAGCCGATGGTGTTGATGGCGTAGTCCACCGCCACCGGCTGGCAAAGCCCACCAGATGCGACAAGTGCTTCTGCGCCAACGACCTTTTCGATCATCTCATCGTTGAGCATTGCGTCGTCGCCCAGCGTGCGCTCGGCAGGGTACTCCTTGTGGATGGACGCGACAACCACGTCACCCGACGGGCCATTGCGGCCAATGCTTTCCAGCTTGCGCTGAATTGCAAGGGCAAGATCACGCGTGGTGGTGATCTCCTGGCCGGCACTGAACCCTGCGACATCGCCAGCAGCAACCATCCTGCTCTTGACGCGGAGAGTTGTTGGCTGCACAGCCTTTCGGCTGGTGCTCTGCGCACGCTTGACATCAGCGAGCGGTGGCCGCGTGGACGCAGCGATGCCCTCAGGCTGATCACTGTGCTCCGTGTCGCCATCGTCATCGCCAGTGTTCGGCTCACCGTACGTGGGCACGGTGTCGGGGTTGGCAGGAGCATCCACAGGTGCCTGCTCTTCCTCAGGCGCGCCATAGTCCGGCGTGGTCTCGCTGTCGTCCTGCTCGCCTGCGTCACCGTCATCGTGCACACGGTCACGGAGAGCATCGGCCTCATCGCGCTTGGTCTCTTCTGCCTTGACCTCATCGACAGCGTCGGCAATCTCGGTCATTTCATCGACCGATCCGCCATTGTCGTCAATCAGGTCAAAGGCAGCCCTGAGGTCCAGGCGCAGTTGAGCAAGATCACTCTTGCTCATGCTGGCGATTGTCGCCAGCCTCGCCTTCAGCTTGGGTCCCATCAGACTTGCCTTTCATGTTTGTTTGATCGTGGATGACGTCAGCACCACTATGTGGCACTTGCCTTACCTGTGCTGATGCACACGATCGCGCAGTGACTGCCTCACCATCCTCTCATACTTCTCAGGCATTGCAGCACTAGGTGCCGATGGGGCCTGTGTGGACATCTTGTGCGCTGTCTTGGCTGTGACAATGCCGGCAGCAACCAGCGCCTGTTCCTGCCCAGAAGCCACGCGAGCACGCGGACGCACCACGGGGAAGCCTGGCACGTTTACCGCAAGCGCGGCAACAAGTTCAAGGCGACCGCCACGTTGACGCCAGTCGCCAGAAAGTGACGATCCACGGAATGCGCGAATGGTGAGGTCACCAACATCTGGCCGCAATGCTCCAGCGAACCAAATGCCGTACTTGTCCTCGCCGACAGCGACATCCGCGACAGCAGTACCTGTGTTGTCATAGTGAGCCTTGGCAGCGGTCGCATCCTGCCAAATCTCCGCGTGACCGGTGCCCATTGTGAGGACACCTGTCGGGACAAGGCTTTCTCCATCATCACAGAGAACAGCACCTGTCGTGAAGTAGGCATATTGCGCGGCACTGCGGGGTGCCCGGACACATTGACCCGTGACGCCAGTGTGGCATTCATTCCATGTGGCCAAATGCCCGAACACGCGCCCAGCCTTGTCGATCATCATGGGCGTTGGGCCATCAAGGCCAGGGTTGTCGAACCACTCGACTGGCGGCGCAAGCGGACCAGCGCCCGCAACAATTGGGCCTGTGCGAGCAAATGGCTTGTCCATGTTGATCACCGATGGTCCTTGCTCGTTGGGGTCACTCGCTGGAGCAGCGCTAGACACGAGAGTGCTGTCTCCGTCTGGGATCTCGATGTAGGCACCCTCAAAGGCAGGGAAGGGACAAATTGTGACACCCATGACACGACCTGCTGTGATCTTCTCACCAAGAGTGCCCTCATCCTCACCATCCCCAAACAGCCAATCCCAGAAGTCTGTTTCAGACTCATTGCCATCAGCATCGACGATGACCAGTTCACTGGTGACATCGCCAAGATCGACACTGACGCCGCGCAAGAAGCCATCGCTGACAAGCCGCTTGACCTCTTGTGCCCAGTCGGCTGAGTCAAACTCACCTTCAGCCTTGAGGTACATGGTGCCATCAGGGTAGGCATCGCCAGTGCGCGAGTCTGTCATGCTTGCCTCGTTGGCGTCGCCACGAGTGATGCTGGTCAATTTGCCGACCAATTCCGCATCCTCGTGGCCCATGGTGGTCTTGGTGATTGCCATGACAGGCAGCGGCAGATCGCGCCACGTCAGGACGCCAGGGTCAATCTTGCGGTTGTCCCCAGTCCAAGCACCCTCAAGCACCATGACGGGCATGGTGAAACTGTTGGTCGTGTCCACCGGCATCTCACCGATGACTAGGTCAGGGACAGCGTCTGCGACGATGGCAGCCACCTCTGTGTCCTCAACATCGGTCTCACCCATTGGTGCCACCCTCCTCATGCTTCCCATTGTCATCTTTGTGGTTGTGCTTGCGGCTGAACCATCCACCATTACTTCTGGTGAGGTCGATCTTGATGTTGTACCCACGCAATGCGAGCACCACCAAGATAATCACTGCCGGCGCGATAACCATTGCGGCTAGAATGAAGCCCGCATTGGTTGCAGTGAACGCGGCCAGATTCACTATCCTACGGGCTGACCCAGAGCCTTGATCACACTGGCGAACAAGGCATCACTCACGACGGCTGCCGGCAGACCACCAGCATCCATGGCAGAATAGTCGGCACCGGTGGTGACCCAAACAGCCTTGCCACCGACGATGAGCATTCCTTTCTTGTCTGACTGTCGCTGAAGCAGCATTGCTTCCACTTCCTCATCCAGAATTGATGGCCTTGGTGGCCTGGGCGTTGTGCCACTGAGGCGAGCAGCGATGGGTGCGAGAGTTGATGCAGAGACACAGATCTCAAAGTGCATCTCATCCTTCTTGCCGCTGAAGTCACCACCCCATCGCACAGAATAACTGACCTCACGGAGAATGTTGCGAATGATCCCAACCTGGTTCGGCGTGAATGTGCCGCTCGCCCCATTGGGGTGGTCAGGCGCATTCCAGTCGCCAGCCGTTGCGCTTGCGTGGCACGACAACACCCTGGGGTTGTTGACGTTTGGCCTGTACGAGTAGCCCCAGCACCAACCAGGATGGATCGGTTCAACACGCAAATGCATTTGGTTGAACACATAGCCAAGCACGGTGGCAACATCGCCACCCTTCATGCCCTGCGGGAATGAGGCACCGGCGATGACAAATGGCTGGACGCCGATGACGCCAGGGTTGGGGCTCGCAACCCAGCCGTTGTAACTGGTGTCAACCATCTTGCTCAGCCTCTATCTCATTGGCCTGATCGTCGTTGTTTTCCATGTCCTCTGGCTCGCTGTGCTCAGGGAAGTCCAGCATGTCCTGCTCAGGCTGTTCGCTCATGCTAGCCAACACCTTTCAGTATGTCGTAATCACGACAACGAGCCCATTGCCGCCTGCTCCGCCACCACCAGAGGCAAAGCCATTCAGGCTGGCTCCACCGCCTCCACCTCCACCACCGGGCTGCATCCCTGCTGTGCCAGTTTGTCCTGCGGCTGTCGCACTGCTTGCTCCACCTCCACCGCCTGTTCCACCTTGCCACGCCGCCAAGCAATAACCTTGCGTTGCCGAGTCTGGACCAGACGGTAGGGCACCACCCGCAACGCCACCCGTTGCCTGCCCGAGTCCATTGAGCCAGTTTGTGTTTCCACCTGCTCCACCATTCGTCGGCACATCGCCGCCTGAGGCCAAGCCACCGCCTGCTCCACCGCCTGCGGGTGCGCTAATCCCGTTACCCGGCTGGGGTCCTGCGCCACCTGTCGCACTTGATGTTGCACCAGGGCCACCATTGAATTGTCCTAGACCGGAGCCACCGCCAGAGCCTGATCCGCCACCATTTCCACCGCCACCACCAAAGCCTGCGCTGCCTCGCGTGCCATATCTTTGGCCACTCGCGAGACCAAAGAATGAGGCACCGCTACCATTGGCACCGTTCCCACCATTATTGCTGTCTACCGTTTGCCCAGGCGTTGCTGAGCCGCCAGTCCCGACTGTCACCGCTTCTGTTGGCCCGCAAAGGCTTGCGGGGATGGTCCGATCAGTGAAGCCGCCTGCGCCTCCAGCACCGCCACCTGATCTCAGGGTGCCCGTTGCTCCACGTCTGCCTGCCCCTCCCGCACCACCTGGGCCAATTGTGATGACCCTGACGAATTGGGGCGTGCCGGCAGGCTTTGTCCAAGTGAATGAGCCTGCCGTGTTAAAGACTTGGATGTCTGCCGTTGCCGGGCCTGGTCCTGTAGGGCCTGTCGGACCTGTCGCACCAGTTGCGCCAGTCGGTCCCTGAATGCCTTGAATGCCTTGCGGGCCTTGCGGGCCAACGTCTCCAGTGATTCCCTGAATGCCTTGAGGGCCAGGGACTGTTGACGCGGCACCTGTGGCACCCGTAGCGCCAGTGTCGCCTTTGTCACCTTTTGCCCCTTGAGGTCCTGTTGGGCCAGGGACAGTCGAATTGGCACCAGTGGGCCCTGTCGCGCCTGTTGGGCCAATTGGGCCCTGAACGCCCTGAGGTCCAGTATTGCCTGTGTTACCAGTGGGTCCGGCTGGACCAATTGCACCTTGCGCTCCTGTGGCACCTGTTGCTCCTTGTGGTCCGGCTGGACCCTGTGGGCCTTGTGGGCCAGGAACAGTTGAATTTGCACCTTGCGGGCCTGGCGGACCAGCCGGGCCTGTCGCTCCATCGGTCCCATTTGTCCCATTTGTCCCTGGTGGTCCTTGTATTCCTGGTGGGCCAGCAACACCCGCGAGCACCTCAACAACTTCGATGTCAACAGGCGTAACACCTGTCGCTTCAACAACTTCTACAGCAGGTTGACCTGTTTGCGTGACGTCGACAACGTTGATCCCTGGCCCCACGACAATGTCGAGAGACTCAAA